GTAGTTCCTCCTAATGTTCCTGTACCATTTCCAGACTTCGATGACCTTTCCAATCAACCATTAAATACTGCTGTTTATAGTAATATTTTACAGGTTCAAGGATTAAATGACACTGCAATAATTACATCAACAAATAGTAATTTATATGTTGGAGTATCTGATAATAATACATTTTTCACTGATGGTAATGGATATCAAATTTTAGATAATACGGTTTTTGAATTAGTAACTACCAATCCTGCTCCAACAATTAATAACGGTCAATATTTGCAGTTATATATTGTAACTGAAAATACTGCAGGTTCTGTATCATCAAATCCACTATCTATTGGTGATCAGTCAAATGGATCTATCTGGAGTGTAACTAATGGAAACTTCCCATCAACAACACCAAAAAATTTCAGTTTTGTTAATCAAACTGATGTATTAGAAGATGCGCTAATTGCCTCTGCTCCAGCACCAGATCCTAATGGTACTCCCGGATTCATTAGCGAATTAGGTACAAATGTAGAAGTTGATGTTGTGTTGGTAAGCAGTACTTCTTCTAATGATTCTGGTGGAGATGAACCAAGAATTAAGATTCAGTATGCAGAGGGAGGTGAGAGTTCTATCGGATTGTTCCCAACAAAAGTAAACAATGGGGATAGGATTGTACTATACAATAGGTCTTCAGAAACATTTTCGACTGCTTTAGTACCATCAGTAGTAACAACTACTATTAAAGTTGGTCAGCAAGTTATTAATCCTTGGAGTATTACTACTAATTCCGGACCAGATACTGATGCAGATTATCCAATTCCTAACAATCTCACTAATCAAGTTCCAGGTACAGAGGTATTAAGTAGTATTATTGCAGTTACTGGTATTAATAGACCAATCACTATCAATGCAACAAATGGTGCTACTATTTCTATTGACTTTGCTACTCCAGTAGCAGGTCCAGTTACATTTGATCCTACTATTCATACTTCATTCCGTGTCTTTATTACTACAGATGGTAATTTATTTACTTTAGATGGCGGTGGTCAAGTCACTGCTGGGCAAACAGAAACAACAGTTAGTATTGGTACTGGATCACCAAATCAATTTATTTGGCAAGTAAGTAACTATTCTGTTGCTCCACCTCCACCAGAATTGAAAGGTTCGTGGTATAGTAAGAAAGGTGCTTATGTTGATAGCAGCGGTGCTATTAAAGAAAGTAAAGAAGATGGTCATGCTATCGGTACTATTGTTGCTATTCTCAAGCAACCTAATGGTTCTTATGGTACATTGGATGGAAGCATAACATCAAGATATCCTGGGTATTTTGAATGTTCTGGTCAAACATTAGATAAAGATGATTATCCATTCTTATTTGATGTCATTGGTTATGATTATGGTGGTGCTGGTAATAATTTCCAGCTACCAGATTATAGAAATAGAAAACTTGTAGGAACTGGTGTTGTTGATGGAAACAGAGCATCATCAGCACAAGTTCCTGTTAGTGGTGGTGCTAGTGTATACGAACCAGGTGGACTTGGTGGTTGGTGGTATGTTGACGATGTAGACGTTGCCGGTGATAATCCATATGAAATCATTGTATCTGATGATACTACTGATACAACAGGAACCCAAAGTAATTTCTTTTCTTTAGGAACCGTAAAAACTGTATTTGATGCCGATATTGCACAAGATATTGACTTTACAATTGCTTCTACTGGTAGTGTAACTGCTCAAGTTGGACCATTATTAGATACTGCGGTTAATGTTCCTGCTCATACTCATTTATATGTTGCTGCAGTTCCTGATGGTTTAACTGGTGATCCTCTTATTGAATGGGGCACACGCGCTGGTGCTACTCTTCCTTTCCCCCAGAATTCTACAACAGCTCAAGAACTCGCTACCGGCGTAGGAAAAGGTAGTGGACAAATATACACAGACGCTGGTGATAGCCAGTTACAAACTAATCCTGACCCAATTGTTCAAGCTTGGATAGCACGATTAACAGTCTTTGCTAATGCATTTAAACAAGAATGGAATGCTATTTCTGGTGCCGCAACTTTGGATTCTTTAGTAACGACCTTAATTCAGAGTATTAGTCCATCAACTACAGATCCAAACGTTTCATCCGCAAGACGTTCACTTGAAATTTCAGCAAATACTTGGTGGCCTTCACCATATTCTGGTTTTTCTGATAGTTATCTCACGAACGTTGGGATTAGTGGTGACTTCTATGATGTTGGAGGTACTGCTGGACAGGGAGCTAGAAATGTAAGTGCTGTTATTGATACAGACCAAACATTTGTAAGAGTTGACTCATATACTCCCCCTATTGTTGACGGGGATAACAGTTCTACTACCGAAACTCATGCTCATTTGATTACAACACAAGCAGTGGTTGATTTGGATACAGATTATACATATGGAAATCAGTCAGGTGCTGGTAGTGGTAAAGAAGGATTGGGATCAGCACAAACTTCTCTTAACCTTACATTTACTCAAGCAGATGTTGGTATGGAGTTGAACCCTGGTACGTTCACTCTAAATACTAGTATCAAGAAACCTATTCCTGATGTAGTATTCTCTCCTACCAGGACAGTGCCATTAGCACCAGAGTTTCATAAAGCAAAATATATCATTAAAGCATTCTAAAATATGTCAAAAGAACTTGCGCCTTATAGGCCACTTGAATTGATGTCAGATGTAAATCTCACTGACTACGAATTTAAAGACTTTATTGCAACTTGGAAAAATTTTGTTCCTAAAGCATTTTGTGATCAACTTATTAAATATGGCAATGATGTTTTAGATGATAATGTAGGACACAATATTGGTATTGGTAATGAAGATATTATGGACGGTGGTTCAATGTATCAAGGTAAACATCGTCGTCATGATAGATCATTTATGTTGAACTATCATAGTGATACGTGGTCTTCTCAAATTAATCAATTTTTGAAGTCTTGTGCTCTTCATTATGTTCAGGAGTATTCTCAATTAAAAAATGTTGGTTTGCTATCAACTGATATTAAATTTCAACGCACACCACCAGGTGGTGGATATCATCTATGGCATTATGAAAATGGGCATGCATCACATTCTCAACGTGAAGTTACGTGGATGATTTATCTGAATGATATTGAAGATGGTGGTGAAACAGAATTTCAATATCAATTACGTAGGATTAAACCTACTACAGGTACAGTAGTTATGTTTCCTGCTGGGATGACTCATGTACATAAAGGTAATTTAGTTATGGGTCAGGAGAATAAATACATAGTAACAGGTTGGTATATCAAATCGGGGAGTTCAAATGGCTGAATACGTAAATGGTGAGTCTGTTTTGGAAGTTGATTTCCTCAATTCAGTTGTTGTGGATATTAATAATACCATTATATTAGAAGATGGTCGCAAGGTAATTTCTAGCCAGAAATTTAACAAAGATTTTATGGTTAGATTCTTGGAGAATACAGATCCTTTTTGGCATACCGAGACTGATCAACTACAAGCACTGTCATTCTTTTCTGATGGCACTTTATTTTGTCAAAGGAAAAAGCAAAAGTTTGATTTTGCAAATGATAGAAAAGTATATACTACATACACTTTCAATGGATATACTGCTGAACAGGTTTCTGATTTACTGGATAAGGTTCTCGCTTTTCTTGATGCTAATAAAGTAGTTAAAGAGATTAAAATCAATCAGTATGTAACCAAGGTTGATGATAACATTCTATTCTTTGATAAGACTTACCTAAAAAGATTACAAGAAAGAAATGCTATTCTGACATCAACTGATTGGCGTATTCTTCCTGATGTTGTTGATTCTTACACTGGTGAAAAAGACAGATGGATTTTATATCGTCAGACAATTAGAGCATTAGGACTCAAACCTGTTAAAGAATATGCAACTCCATTAGAATTCTTTAAAGCTTTAAGGTCTTTAAAATGGCCTATAGATCCTAAAATCTTTAGAGATTTGTATCCTGATGGTGTAGATGTTGATGGAAATGTGGTAGAATACTTGGGAACTGATACACAATGGGTAGAAAGAGATACTGATTCCTCAAGAGATTTAATTGAATCGAGACTCTCTCATATTATTGCAATGCGCCAAGATTATACTAAAGCAGAAAGGAAAACAACTTCTGCTGTTAAAGAGATGATGAAACTACTGCAACTTGAGGACTTTGTTGAAGGTGGCATTGATTACACTAAAATTTATACTGAAGAGGACTTAAATGATATGGCAGAGTGATCTACTGTCTCAAGACATTGTAGAATATATTACATCACATTATAAAGATAAGAACTTTCAATGTGGTAGTATCAGTAATCCTGATTCATCTGTAAAACAGAATTTGATAATGAAGTGGACTGATCCTTATAATAGATTAAATGAAGGTGTGTGGTCTGAAATAAAGAAGAAAGATAAATTCACTACATTATATTCAATCAAGCAAATGTCCCAGTTATACTTTCTATGGTATAAACCGGGACATTTTTATAATTGGCATATGGATTCTCATCCTTGTGGTGGTGTAAATGCTGATATGAGTATGACTATCTTCTTGAATGATGACTACGAAGGTGGTGAATTAGTAATCAAGGTAGGTAATGTAGAGACATTACATAAACCAAAGGCAGGAACTGTTGTCATATACAATACTGGAATGATGCATAAGATTAATCCTGTTACCAAAGGAGATAGGAAAGTAATTGTTGGATGGTTAGAATCTGATATACAAGATAGTTTTATGCGTTCTCATCTTATAGACTACTCTCATCTGATGCATAGTATGCCTTCTGATAGTCCATACTTGGTAGAATTAGAACAAATGAGATTAAATTTGATTAGACAATATGAAACCCGTTAATGATTTGTTGAGTGATAATCTGACGACATATGATAATATGTTTGATGATGATTCATTTGCCAAGATTATCACTACATTACAAGAACCTAAATGGGAGTATGGACACACTTCATATCATCATACTGACCCTAACTATGCTTTATGCAGTAAGTTTTGGAAGAGAGACTTGAGTGATGATCTATTCTTCACTGATTATCTTCTAAATAAGATACAGGAAAAGACGCAACAGTCTTTTACTCTTGAACATGTTTATGCCAACGGTCATACTTATGGTTTAGATGGCATCTTTCATCAAGATCATTATGATGAACAGGGAAGAACATTTCTATTATATGCAAATGCACAATGGGCAAATGAATGGGGTGGTGGAACACAGTTTTACACTGATGACACCGAACTTCGTACCGTGATGTTTCAACCAAATAGAGGAATGTTATTTCCTGGTGTTGTATATCATTCCGCAGCACCAACCACACGTTTATTCAATGATCTTCGTATTACTGTAGCTTGGAAACTAACAAAGAATGAATAACACCGAATATCAAATTTATGATCTGCAGACATTTATTGGCAGATATGCTGCATTAGCAGGCAAACCACTAATTTACTTCCGTGTCTATGGGTGGAACAACAGCACTGATGTAGCTGCTATTAATTCATCTATTGCTTTGTATGAGAGCATGCTACCTGTAGATTTTACTACTCTTTTTAAGGACGCAGAGTATCTGATTGTAGAGATGGAATCTATCACCGAAGCAGAAAAGTTTCTGAATGATAACTTCCCTACATCTCAAGAGGGTGTACCTAAAGAGCGTTATATCTTCTATGCATTATATAATGATCAAGGTCAAGTTATTATGGATAACGAATGATATTCTCTGATAACTATCAAGTACACGAAAGATATAGTTTAATTAGTGGTGATCGTTTAGATGATTACTCTATAATGCCGTGGTCATTCACACCATTAGTTGATAGTCAGTATAAACCTATCATTGCGGTGGGTGTGAAAAATGCCCTTAATAGAATATTTCAATACGAATATCCTTTTTCAGAGGTACAACCACCTCATGATGAGGATAAACATCTTGGGGCATATTCTATTGATGATCAGATAACATCATACACGAGTATGGTTATGCTGAAATACACTACATTGTCACAATTTTGGAAAGATTTTAAAATTAAGACAGCATCTTCAGAAGAGAGTGAACTGTATGCCAGAATGGATGCAGTTATTATGGATGAATATAGACCTAATACTGCATTTGTAGGTGCTGATCATAATGTATATGGAGACATTACAGGATTAAGAATCCAAAGCAAGAATTATGATGTGTCGTCATATAACAATCCATTATTATCAAAACTGGTTAACTATTCTTATATTGTACCAAACTACGTATCAGGAGTGTTGACGTTCAGATCAAACGAAGAGGTATCTGTGTACTCCGGATTCTCTTATCCAAGATATATCACAGAGGTTACTAAAGAAGAGTTTCATAGAGACCCAACTTCTATTGCTAACCCACTCAATAAGAGGAGATGGTCAAATAGAGAATTCTCTGGTAGACATATTACTGGTTATAAAAAGTGGGATCTTCTTACTGATGACCAGATTGCTGTCATTGACTCATTAGAACCAGTATATGATGATACCAAAGAACTGAACTTACAGGTGGAACATATATTCAAGGGCACCGAACTGGTTGATGTTATTTTGCACGTAGTGAAGTACTCTAACTTTGTTAAACTTGATGAAACTACTACTTGGATCTTACGATTTGATGAGGATGGCAATAGATTGAATTGAGACAGTCAGCGAACTGTCACAGCACCCTTGACGGGGTGCTTTTTTTGTGTCATACTGTATTCATATCAGACATACAGCATGCAACTCCGTCCCCATCAGACCCGCGCTCTCGCTGCTATGCAGCGTAACAAGTTCGGGCAGATCATTGTCCCCACTGGCGGTGGTAAGACTATGATTATGATCAAAGATCTTGCGGATCGCTTTGCTAATGCAGAGCGTCCTATGACTATTGCTGTTGTTGCTCCGCGTATTCTCCTCGCTACACAACTGTGTGAGGAGTTTTTTGCTGATGCTGGTATCAATCGCCCTGATGTAGTTCCTGCTCACATTCATAGTGGCGAGACAGTACACTTTCATACTACCAAGGTAGATCGTATCGGTCTCTTTGATGATATGTGTGCTGCTATGCAAGCACATCGTATCTTCTTCACCACATACAACTCCTTGCGTCGTCTCAATGAGGCAGGTATTGAGTTTGATGTAGCATACTTTGATGAAGCACACAATGCTACCAAGAAGAACTTCTTTCAGGAAGTAGGTAACTGCAACGCCAAGCGTTATTACTATTTCACTGCAACACCAAAGCATACACGTTCTCCATATGCTAATGGTATGAACAACTATGTGGTGTTCGGTGACATCATTGAACAGTGTCCTGCTCCTGAACTGATTCAGAATGGTTCTATTCTTCCTCCTACTGTTGATGCATATGAGGTTGACTTCGAGCGTCAGAAGGGTGTACAAGCGTGTGAGGGCGATCGTGAGACCCTGGTGGGTATACTTGATAAACTGAACGATACAACAGCACACAAGATCCTTGTGGCAGCACCTAACAGTCGTATCATGTATAATCTTCTCACCAAGACTGATATCATCGATCAGTGTAAGGATCGTGGGTTTGAAGTGATGCATATCACCAGCAAGTATGGTGCTTATGTCAATACACTCAAGGTCAATCGTGAGCAGTTCTTTCACCAGTTTGATCAGTGGGGTCGTGACCCTAACAAGAAGTTCATCATCTTCCACTATTCTATTCTGTCTGAAGGTATCAACGTTCACGGTCTCACCCAGACTATCTTCCTTCGCAATCTGAATGTGATTGAGATGGCGCAGACTATTGGTCGTGTCATCCGTGTTAATCGTGATGATGCTGCTGATATGGAAACCGGCAAACTTACTCCTGGTGCGTGTCAGATGTATCGTAAGACTACAGGATTCGTAACTGTACCTGTGTTCAAAAATTACGGTGTAAATACTATTAAGCGGTTGCAGAATTTGGTGGATACTATTTTCGTCAAAGGATTGCCTGCTATTCACGTTACTGATTGATATAATGTATGAATCACTAAATTGTTTTGAGGAAGCACTCAAGCACTTCGGAACAAGAGTAGAGATGATCACTGCCATGGAGATGGCAAAGAAGATATCACCTGAAGATGCCTATCAGCTGATTAAGGATGAACTCAAAGCAGTTAAACTATGTCGTAAACAATTCAAAAAGGATAGTTGAATCATGTCACAACCACGTCAACGCGACCCACAAGATCCACTCTATGATCCTAATGATAAGTGGAATGAATACAAGGTAGACTTTCACGCTAATGAATCACATTCACCTGATGAGTGGGATCCAAAGACAGAAGGTAAGATTGCTGATCCACAGTCAAGACACCAAGATAAGGTGTTAGATAAGTTCTGTGATGATCACCCTGGTTCCCCTATGTGTAAGGTATTCGATGAGTAAAGAACAAAAGCGAATAGATGCTCTTGGATTATTCTACGAGAGTGTACTCAAAGCAGATCACAAACTACGTGACTGTGCTCACAATCAGGAATGTTATCATGAACTGATGGAGTGGAGAGAGGAAGTGTTAGAATATTTAAATGTTCGACGCAAGGAAGAGTTTAATCATCGACATGCACCAACATCAAATCAATGGAGAGCAAGTGACTGAAGAAGTAACAGAAGTTATTGTACCTAAAGGTGCAGAACTCATCGATGAATGTTTCTATGTCTGGGAAACTAGGTATGGATTGTATTCCACGATGACAAAGGAAGGTCGTCAGATGATGACTGGTGCTACTAAAGATGGTGTCACTGTTATGACACGCTGGCATCTTAAGTGTGAGCAAGAGGGTACATTACATTTGTATACGAGAGTGGTCGGAAGTGCCATCGTCAGTGGTAAACTGTAGAGTATGTGAGCACATGTGATATGAACATCTTTGTCACCAATGAATATCCAGCCGAGAGTGCCGTATGTCTGCCTGATAAGCACATCGTCAAGATGCCTTTAGAATGCTGTCAAATGCTTGCTATCGTAGCATCAGACAAGTGGGGGCAGGGTTATGGTACTCTACCCAAGGCAGATGGCACACCATACAAAACAGAGAAGGGAGCATTCAGGAATCATCCTTGTACTATATGGGCAAGAGAAACTATCGACAATGCTTGGTGGTTGATCAAGCACGGTATGAATCTATGTGATGAGTACACATTACGATACGATAAGCAACATTCGTGTTATAATACCCTAGTTCATGCATATTATCTCTTTCCGAAGGGCAGTGTGAATAGTGTCACTCCATTCGTCAGAGCAATGCCTGACGAGTTCAAGTTTGACGATAGTATAGATACATTTACAGCATATAAAATGTATATTGCATCTAAACCGTGGGTAAAAGATAACTACCTTCGTATGCCACAACGCAAACCACACTGGATCTAACATGAAAGATGCTATTACAGACTTCTGGACTACTCCTGATAAACAAAGATACATTGTTCCTGTCGATGATGAGGGTGTGCTTACATTTCCCGATGATCTTATGGATGAATTAGATTGGCACCCAGGGGATACTCTCATATGGATAGATAACAAAGATGGATCATTTACACTAAAGAAAGAAAACTAATGGCACTATCAAAATCAGTCAACGACTCACTAGAGGATGCAGAAGCAAGTCTACGCAATGCATTAGCATATGCTGCGAGACAAGAGAAACCATTCATTTGCAGCGGTATTGCTGACCTTATGGGTAAGATTGAGGCAATGAAGACTATGGATAGTTTATTTGACAAGCTGGAGAGTAGAGAACAAGGAGATAGTGGTACATGGGGACCACTTATTGATTAAATAGTAAATAAAGAATCTAATGGGACTAACCAAACGTCAAGCAGTATGGATCTGTCGCCGGATGATGAAGATCTGGCATAAAGATATGCGCGGAGATATGTTAGCAAAACAGGAATACTGGGAGTATTTCCTTGACATTATGGCAGATTCAGGGTATATTGATCGTAATGACCGCGAAACCTGGACATGCCCATTCAAGTAACACTGACGAATAGCGAGTTGTTTATCCTAACTTGCGCGTTGCAACATCTCTCGCGCACATCAGAAATGAAACTTGCGGAAGAATACGGTGCGATTGCACCACTATACAACAAATTAGTATCAGCACAGGAAAATGGGACAGTTGATGATCTGTCCACTCCACGACACGGGGGCGATATGGATGCGCTATGATTACAAAGTAATCGAGAGATGCACCAATGACCACCAAGTTCAAGATCACTATCACCTCTGATAGCGGTAAATTCGTACAAGAGCACATCGTGTCGCGCAACGTAGCAGATACAATGTGCTCATACATCAACAACAATGGTACATTTAACAATGTCAAAACAGTCACCGTTGAACAAAATGTTTGAAGATGCTGACAATGAGGATAGTTTAGATGCTGCATTTGTTGCAGCAATTGAAGAACGTGCTAAACTACTGGAGGTTACCGTAGATTATTATATGGAAGAGTTCATGTAATACTACATAAACACGTAGACCTTACTTTTCTACTATGACAGACATAGAAACCTCAATGGTTGAAGAGATGAAATCACTCATCAAGGATCAAGCAATCAAGATCAATGATCAATGTGCTCACATTATGGAACTACAACAACAAATGAATGATATGCACGATAGATACTATGACTGCTGATATTATACATGACCTGGAATCACATTTAGATAGTGGTCATGTATGGAAAGTTGAACTCGAACAACAATGGCAAGATGATCAAGCAGAACCACCTAATGGTGTGTTCAATGTTGAAACATATCTCGTCGCACCTGATAGAGAACTAGCACAGTACATTGCTCACAAATTGTACCCTGACACTGACTTCCTCATCATTCATGATCAACCAATCACAAGACAAAGTTACACCAAACGATGAACCAATGTTACCTGTAGGCACCCAAGTAGAATATGATGGGGTGTTAGGATTTGTAAAATTTGTAGATCCAATGGGTGAATGTATGACTATTTGCACCAAGGTATTTCCCGATGAACCAGTAAGAAATGTATGCCGGGTGATATACAAGCACCAATTTGACGATGTAAAACTTGTAATTGGAAACAACACACACAACTGATTTATTATGAACGAAATTAACTTTGACAACTGGGCTGACGATCCCGCAATCCGTGATGCTATCCTACGAGAGGCATCGCAGGAGATCCTATGGGACAGTGAGGAAACTGTACCACCAGAACTAGACGACTTCTGACCATAGACTATACTGATGCTATCAACACCAGAACAAATGCTGATCGACACTCAACTGCTCTCCGTCATCGAGTCCCTTCAGGATGCCCTGCAAGTGGGTGAGAATGCTACTGACCTGGATTCCCCTGTAAACTCTGATGGAGACGATCTGAAGGACTTTCTAGGCGACTCTCCTGCTCCTTCGTATGCATATGCATATGGTTGGACTGCTGCTAGCATCAAATCTGCGGTATTTTCACTCGAAACTATTCGTACTCAATTGACTAATGCGACTTGATAGTAAAGCAAGAGTGTTAGGTAGTGTTGGTGTCATCACTGCCTATTTTTGTGTCTTGCACGTTAATGTATTACTTGGGGTGATCATTAACCTCATATCCGACACCATTAGTATTCCATACTTCATCCGAACAAAGTCTTGGGATGTAGTCATCGCATTATCATTCCTGTTAGTCATCAGTCTCACCAAACTTGCATCATGAACACATACACAAAAGAAGAAATCGTCAATGCATTAGTTCACGAGTGGGACTATCTTTGTCACGATGATCCTGATCCTGATGATGACACACCTGAAGAGTATCGTTTGAAGTTAGAATGTTATTCATTGGAAGATTTGATAGCAGAAACATCAACTGATGAATATTACACACTCGATGAGTTCATGGAGAACCACGGGTGACAGTTTAAGAAGTGTATACCAAACCACCACAGCACCCCGAAACCGTGTATTATAAGAGAGTCAAAGGAACCACACCAATGCTCGTCTCCGAATACTACAAGGTCAGTGCTGTCACTCCTGAAGATGGTGAGGTATGCTATGAGACGCTCGATCAGCAGTTCGCACGTAGCCTACATTCTGAATTGCTCTGCCGTCAACTGAATAAGGACGGTACGCATAGTGTCACAGTCAGTAAGGGATGACGCTCTCCATACGCTATAATTAATTCATCAGCAAGGCACCCATGACAGTCACCGCAGTCAAGCACTCTCACTACAAGATCGAGGTCAAGACTATCGTGTCTCCACAGCACCCTATCACGTACTTCCGCAAGTGTGGCAAGTGTACCACTCACAAGGGCATGGAGAGGCAGATGGAGCGTATGGTACAAGAGGCATGTGATGCATGGAGAGCCTATGAGATCAAGAGTTTCACCGTCTCCCGTGTGCCAGCGACCGAAGTGCCCACCAATTGACCCACAGGGCACCAGATGCCCTATAATTAATTCATCAACCAAACACCCCACACCATGCAACTCACAAACAACGTCTGCACTGTTGACTTCTTTCCCGAAGCATTCATCGCTGAAGGTGATAATGTGATCGTCAAGCGTTTCCAAAAGCGTGTTACCTTCAATGTTAATGGTCAGAAGTCTTATAGCACCATCACAGCACTCACAGCACGTAATGAGTGGAATGAGCGTATTGCTAACGGTGCTACAGTTAATGGATATAACATGTCACAGATGCCACGCTCCGAGTATATGCCAATGGCAGTAGGTTGATCCGAAGGTAAACAGTAAGAGGCAACGACAACACGCTCGATGCCCACCTTCATTCTTTTCTTTCATTAACATCATGGTCTTCGATCTCCCAGTCTACAAGAAACAACTCCCACAAATCTGGATGGAAGATGGTAAGTTTATCATTGAATCTGACTCGTTTCGTTATGTGATTGAAGATGACCTGAAGTTGTTGTTTAAGTTATGCAGACGATTCAAGTCTGATGCAATTGCACAAACCTTCGTATAATGAAAATCACACAGTATGCACTCGCGGGTATTTGTGTAACACTTACCATAGTTTCTTATTTGATGTTCCTTGCACATCGTGATAGTAAGATGATGAACTACTATGAATCAACCATTGAAAGAACTACCAACTGATTTTCCACATACCCCACCAGAGGGTTATAGTTATGAAACAAAAGAGTTTAAACCAAATATCATTGGCATTTGGATTAGGAATCACACTCGGTATAGTTACACCAATGATCCTATCAAATCAATTTGGGGATTCTACAACACCAAAAAACGATGTTACATTGCGCCTATCAATCATAAACGTCCCGGTAAGATCGTAACATTAGATAAAACTTCCGCATATAGTGCTATGCCACTACTCAAACTGGCACTCGACACCACTGATGACGTGCCATCACCTGCTATGATTGATTCATCAACAAAGGACACCACCTTGACCACCACCTTCACTGACTTCCAAGCACAACAGGATGCACGTAACACTAATCAGTTGAATGTTACCAAGTATAGTTTGATGTTATGTGATGCATTACAACAGAACTATCAACGTCAGCATCCTACTGGTCGTAACTATTCTTATGCTCTTGTCTCCGGCAGAAAGTATCATAAGGTGATGCAGTGTGTCAATGGTGAGACTGAATCAGTGCATGCATTTATTGATCGTAAGTCTGGTGAAGTATACAAACCAGCATCTATCAAAGCACCTGCTAAAGGAGTAAGATTCAACCTACTCATCATTACTGATCGTGAATGGTTATTGGAGAATGCTGATTGGGCTGGCG